TATGCTGATAGCGAATACTCTGGTCGGTATTATGACGGAGAAGGTGGTTCATCTGGCCGGAGCTTTTTTGATAACGGTTATTCAGGACGCCGTTATAGTCGGGATGAAGGTAAGTCTGAAATGATGCATCAGCTTGAGATGATGATGGAAAAAGCAGGCACTCAGGAAGAAAAAGATATCATGCGCCAGACGATGAACAAACTGAAGAATATGTAGGTGTGAAATGTCTGTGAATGTTTACCCACAGGTTTTCAGGATTACGCCGGACGAGAATAACACGAGCAATAATATTCCGATTAGCATCGGGTTGATGAAAGGCGATATCCTTGTATACAAAGAAGAAGGTAACGTAGTTCGATTACCTGTCGGACAAGACGGACAAGTCCTTACTGCGGACTCTACGTCCGAGCTTGGCGTAAAGTGGGCTTGAGTAAAATATGCCTCTCATTCGAGAGGCATATTTTTTATTATCTGTACGTATGGATCGTGTTCGGCAATTCTTAGGAAACACTTCGTTTCCGTATCGTAGTATTCTCTATAGGGTAAACCGTTATATAACGTTACACTATCCCCTACATATATAAGACTATCCTTCTCTAATGTCTTTATCACCCTGCTCATATCACAGTGACAGCGTACATTAGCCACATCACATACGACCTTAGCAAGTCCTGAATGGATAATTTCAAACTTGGGAGCAGGCGTAAACGGTGCGTAGTTGTCAATCACGCTTTGCATGAGAGGTTTAGGATCAATAGGTATGTTGTTCTTTTGAAGTTCGAAATGGAGATGCGGGCCAGTAGAATTACCAGAAGTACCGGATAATCCGATTACATCACCTCTGTTTACGGTCTGGCCTTTTCGTACTTTGATTTCAGAGAGATGTGCATAGATTGTTCTGTAGCCGTCAGCATGCATGATGGTAACATACTTGCCATAACCGACTGTCAGGCTTTCAGCCTTGCTTACAGTACCGCTTTCGGATGCGAGAATCTCAGTACCCATAGGGGTGAGATAATCAATACCACGGTGCGGGGATTCGTCTGTGTATAAAGGCGGGAACTTTTCTCCGTAGTCCAGAGAGATATTATAGCTACCTACGAACGGCTGTCTGAATGTAATCATTTGTTGAGAACCTTCAGGGCTAAAGTCTTTATCGACTTTTCGTAATCTGTGTTTAGCCCGTCATACTTCTGGTTCATGTGCTCGAGGTCACCATTGATAACCCCGGCGTCATGAAGTTTCTTTGCCATCATCTGCGTGAGGTCGGATAAGCTATCAATCCTTTGCATCATGAGGAACTGGATATCCGTGTTCTTCTTCTGCTGTTCAGCTTGAGCCAGTTTATTTGCATGGTATTCCGCTTCACGTTTATCGTCACGAGATTTTATCTGCCTTTGTATGTAGAACAAAAACAAAGGGATAACAACAAGCTCAACGATTGTACGGAGAATAGACCAGATGCTCATTAGAAGTTGACAGGATCAGTCGGATTATTGAGAACGCCGAAGCCAATCAGGATTACACCAATGGCATCAACGATAGTCTTGAAAGTAGTTTCTTCAATACCCCACTTCTGAGGTAATCCCAACGCATTCAGGATTGTCCACACTGCGCCGAGTACACTGAGCCACATTGCCCATGACCGCCACCGAGGCTGAACGTACTGAAATTTAGCGTTCCCTGTTTCGACTGCGGTTTTCATTTCGTTGAACTCGTTCTCGCTCATATTCCCTCAACTTTCCAAAAAAGTGCCCGCTGTCATCACGACATGAGGCAATGGTTTATCGTCATATTTATTTTACCATCATTTTCTGAAACTAAATATATATATTTGCTAAGCACTTATGGTATAATTCTTATCGGCATTAGAAAAACCGTTGATGTGTTTTTTCATTGTTAGACCTCCTGCTTTTGGCAAAGAAATACCCCGCTTGAGCAACGGGGTATTTCTCTATTTAAACCATCGCCATGAGAGTATCGCAAGGGCTATCCACAACAGGATAAAACCTCCAACCGTTATACTGAACGTCATAAGAACAGCCTCGGTTCATACTTGTAGCCTTTGAACTCGTAAGACTCTCTGAAATAATCGAGAATGAATTTTCTGTGTGCTTCAGAACACAAACTTAGAGCTAAGTTTGTGTTCTGGAATCCGTGTTCTTTACCATGCTGACCGTAGGGGCATCCCGCACATCCCGTCTGGCCCACATAGTCGTACACTTTCGGTACGGGAATATCGAATTCCTGCTCGATCTCATCGCGTAATTCTTCAGTCAAATCCCATAATGGAGTAAACTTTCCGTCACTGCGAAAACATCCTTTGAAGGTATTTTTCCTACGCCATGACTCATCACCCATGATACCAGTGATTGCTCTCTTCCCAGTCTCTTTCTCGTATTTCTTTCCGGGTTTCTTTTTCAAAAACTCACAACACTTATTTGAGACTTTATGCAATTGTCCTCCCATCATAGCTTCACAAGTCTTTTTATTCACAACAGTGTAACTAAGCTTTCCGGTTTGTCTCCCATACTCAATGGCATCCACCTGTCTCATTGCATAATACTTTATCCAATTGGGCATATCCTCATCAGACACGCCCTGCTCACGTCTGGTCTGATATCTGTAAACCCATTCATCAGAAGCTTTCGTGTTCAGCGGGATTCCGTACTTCTCTTTGATTTCTTCATGCTTCATCGTAGGGGTCAGTACGACCTGCGCATTCGCCAAAGCACGATCACGAATCTCTGGAATCTCCATACCTGTATTTGAAAATACAGGTATGATGCGATCCTCTTTCAGGTACTCTTTGATGAACCACAGAAGCAAGTGACTGTCTCTGCCTCCAGAGTATGCGAGGTAGTATTCGGACGGGTTGATCTTATCGAACTTGCTTTTCAAATCTTCAAGGTAAAATTCTGCTCTGTTCATCTCTCTAACTATACCTCATCCCTCGTCACTTTTCTGAATTCATACTGCGGGTAAAGGCTCTTGACCATCGCCCACTTCAGGCGAAAGTCTGCGGTCTCCACACCTTTAGTGTCCTCAGCAATCGCTTTGTTTGTAGCTTCGTCAATGTACACGAAGTCGGCGATATAGTTCCTGCTTCGGATTTTCTCCCCAGTCTCAGGGTTCTTCCACCCCTTCAGGATTTGAAACTCCACCTGAAGCTGAAGCCCGCTGATTTCTCCCGCCTGCTCCAGTAACAGCAGTTGCTGAAATCTCTCAGCTTCAAGCTTCGAGTCGAATACGATACCGTTTACTTCGGTTTTCTTACTGTGATACTTCATCTCTCTCCCTTCTTTTGTCTAAGCTTGAACGGTGGAAACTCAGGCACTCTCATCCAGTACCAAATGTCTCCGAATGGAAACGAGAAATAGACGTGTCTGCTCATCTGATGGATAACTACTCTATCGCTTTTTTTGTAGTAACCATCCGTCCATTCCTTCGGCGGGTTGTCTGGCCCGCACGAAATCAGGATATGTTCATCGTCTTCAGGCTCAGCCATGTCAGTACGATGCCAGTCACCGTCAGATACTTTCATTTCTCTCCTCTCACTTCTCTGAGTACTTCAATCAACCTATCCTGGCGTGGCCTTTTGAGGTAGGCTATCACTTCTCTCAGCTTACAGTCATCTACGCTAAGGCATCCTTGGTCACATGCATAGCATATGTCAGGGCTTTTATCTAACTCTTCAAGATACGCTATCGCTTCTTCTCTGGTCATTGCTTCATCCTATACAACGGAAACTGTGTGAGGTCGCTCTTACCCCACGCACTGACATCTCCGGTAGTCCAGATCAATTCCACGTACAAATCACTGCATGACTTCACCAATAGCCAGACGTTCAAGTTGCTGTTCCACACAGGTTCGCCGACCATTTCCTGAAGGTCATCCATTGTCAGCGGATGCGAAGTGTCCAGACGAGGGTCAGCCTTTTGGATGTGGATCCCGCTGTCTTTGATCATCTGCTTGACCTCGTCATACGTTTCACTCACGACATGAAGCGAACCGTCCGTTGTCCCGATGGCTGTGGTGACCATGCCGTCAGGGTCAACATAGGCATTGATATAGCAGATGTTCTCCACGTTCAGCGAGATAAGTTCGCTGACTGCCGTGTCATGCAGTTCGATAAATTTACTGTCCATTAGTTTCGCTCCTTTCTTAATCTCCATCCCATATTCCATCAGGTCGCAACTGAGCCATTGCTATCAGGTAGTGCAGTGGTCGTACTGCGTTTTCTGCTGTCGGTTTCCAATATCCTTTACAGTCAGCAGGACATTCCTCATCAGGCATAGGCTTTATTCGTTCGATCATTTCCTGTAGCATCGGGATACTTTCCGCTCCTGTCTTTCCGTAAATACCACGGATACCCAAGTTCTTCGGCTCGTCATACCATAGTTTGCCAAAAAAGCGATCATCCCCTTCTGTTGCATCGTAGTAGTAATTTGCATAGTTGTATGTGATATTGAGCCATGCTTCACGAGTACCACCGACTGCGAACATCCCGCCTTTCATCTGATGTGGTTCATCAAATTCGATCACCTCTTTTGTCACAGGATCTTTCAGATAAATGTCATAACTCATTTCCTCTCCTTCCTGTAGGCTTGCCAGGTCTTGCCATATAAACTTTTTGGGAATAATCCTTCTCCAGTTTGATCTATCAAATCATCGTCTCCCATCAAGTTTATAATTATCCATTCACCCTTATCGGAACGCCATTCCCCCTGATATGTATACTCAACCCACACAGGCTTTCCTTCCATGCCCTTCAACTCATCCCAGTCCAACGGCGGGTTATCCTCAAGGTCAGCCAAAGCTTTAAGGAAAGCTATCTGCAACCTCTGGTACTCCTTCAGGTAGTGGAGCGCATCGGCAAACAGTCCTTCATCTTCCAACTCGGCTATCACTTCATCAAGCGTTTTCATTGTTCCAAATCCTTCTGATACTGATTTTTGATATAGTCAATGTCTTTGTATACGTTGGCAAGACTCATCAACAAGTCTCTGTAATTCCGTAGAAACCAAAGTGCCTGAACAAGTTCTGACTTCGTAATAGGATGCTCTTTCTCATCCATGAACTGCTTCAGCGAAAATATTTCTATTACTTCTGTCAAACTCTTCATCTACCACCTGATATTCATTCTCATATTTGAAGGGAATCCCTCTAATTCCCCTGTAAGCATCCTATATTTATTTTCGGCCTCTTCACATCTTTTGACGGCTTCCTGGTACCGGGCTATCTCGTCTTCGAGTTCCTTCCGCTTTGCCTCAAAATCAGAGGCAAGCATCCGGTAATCCTTCAGGTAGTGGTAAGTGTCATCCATGCGCTCGTAGCATTCGCACGTAAAATGATCTAAACACTCATCATTGTATGGACATTGAGCACAGTCCTTTTTACCGCAAGATAATTCATATGCCTTTATCACTTCATCAAGCGTTTTCATTTTTTCAACCGAATCCCTTCTCATTTTTCGAAATCGCCAAGCGGAAAAATAGTCTCGTCAAAAAGCCAAGTATCCGCTACTAATTCGGCAAACTTTTCCTCGCCATATCCAAGTGCTTTTAGATATTTCATCGCACGGTCTTTCAAGATTTCAGCGGCTTTTTTGAAATCTCCAGAAAACTCACCAATCACCGTTTGTTCACTGTCAATGTATTCTTTGAGCAGTTTCAAAGCAATCTCTCTGTACTTTTCTTCTTTATTCATCACTCACCTCAATCCCATCCCCACGGATCACGATAATTTTCGTCATGCCACTTAGCGATTCCAAAACCGACTTCCATTCCGAACAAAATAAACAGGATTGCAAAAAATAATTTCATCGCTCACCTCTCATGTCTGCACCACAGTTTGGGCAATAATTTACTCCTTGTAATAAAGCCCAGTCTGCATTTTCATAATGCCCACATATAGAACATTTACAAGCGGGGAAACGTCCTCGTATGCCGTCGTATATCCACTCCCCCTTTTTTCGCTCTGGCTCTGCGGATGGAAACCGCATGATGTCATTCGCATCTACCGTTCTGTCTTTTGTATTTAGACAAAATTCA